ATGACCTGCTGGAGCGCATCGACGGTCTGGAGTGGGCGTTTGCCTGCCTGACGCTGATCACGCTCAACCACATGGACATCATCGGCAAGCCCGAGGATCCGCGCGGCTACGCCGACACGATGGGCGCCCTACAGGACTGGCTGCACCACTACCGGCTCGGCCAGGAGCGCATGGAACGCGACCGCCAGTTCATGGACGCCCCCGAATGAACCCCGAATTTACCCCGAAGGAACCCCGAATGAGGGTGTGCGCTCGTTGCGCCAAGCCCATCGTGGAACCCCGACGCCGTACGTACTGCTCGGAGGCGTGCGCCGACGTGGTCGCCCACGCCAAGCGGCTCGAGCGTCTGGGCAAGGGCCAGATGAAGCTTTCGAAGTGGCACATCACCCCGCGTAAGGAGGGCTAGATGGAATCCAAAGCTCGCAGTGTGCATGTCAGCTACCGCCGCCAGGTGAGCGATGGCAGCTACGGCACCGAGGCCGCCGAGGTCAGCCTCGAATGGTTTGTCGAGGACGACAACGACTCCCACGTAGACCTTGAGTTCGCCCACGAGATGCTCGCCAACGCCCGTGACATCGTGCTCGATCAGCTGCGCGCCTCGCTGAATGCGAACGTCCGCAGAGCGGTCACCCGCTCGATGGCGCCGGCCAGGACTGCGGCAACAGTCCCAGCCGACGATGAGGCGCCGTTCTAGTGGCCGTGCTACTGGCCCTGGCAATCACCGTTGTCGCCATCGGTGACGATGGAGGCCCGCCCGCCCAGGCCCCCGAGGTGTTTCCAGACACCCCGCTTGCCGAGGAGATCAACGAACCAACGCCGTCCGAACCAGCCTACGGCCTGTGGGACGAGGTGGCTATGTGCGAAAGCACACTGAATTGGTCCGCTAACACCGGCAACGGCTACTACGGGGGCCTCCAGTTTGATCGCGGCACCTGGCTGCGGCACGGCGGGGGCGCCTATGCGTCTACCGCCAACCGGGCCACGCGCGTCCAGCAGATCGTCGTTGCCCAGCGCACGCTGGCGGCCCAGGGATGGGGCGCCTGGCCTGTATGCAGTCGCAGGCTGGGCCTCCGATGACCAGGCGCCGCCGCCGCAAGGCTAACGAGTCTTCCGAGGTCTGGGAGTGCCGCCTGTGCAACGAGCAGATGTACGGCGGCCCGCGCTGTTGTAACCACAATCCCACGCCCGACGAGCGCGAGGCCAACCCCCAGGCCTACCGCAAGGAGCGCTACGCCGTGAGCTACCGGTCGCTGAAGCCCGATGCAACGTAGCTTCGACGACCTGTACGGGGGCGAGCCGCCGCATCAGAAGCACTCCGACACCTCGACGGGCGCCGCCGACCAACTCCCTGAAGAGCGCCGCCGCACGCTGCGCGCCAGGGTGATGGCCAAGATCGCCGCGTCTGGCGACGACGGGGCAACCGACGAAGAGATCCAGATTGCCTTCGAAATGGAAGGCAACACCGAACGTCCGCGCCGCCGCGAGCTTCAACTCGGCGGGCTGATCGTGGACTCAGGCAGGCGCCGGCTGACAACCAGCGGGCGCCAGGCCGTGGTGTGGGTGACCGCACCCAGGGAGGCCGCCAGTGTCAACTGACATCAAACGCTCGGACGGGGGCGGTCTGACCGTCCAGCTTGTGTCCGAGATGACCGGCTACTCGCCAGCCGAGATCGCCCTGGTCAGCCGCAGTGTCGCCCAGGGCGCCAACCTTCAGGAGCTTGCCGTGTTCCTGCGCTCCTGCCGCGCGCTGAGTCTGGACCCGTTGCTGCGCCAGGCGTACTGGATCAGGCGCCAGGGCAAGGGCGGTTTGCAGGTCGGCATCGACGGCTTCCGCGCCATCGCGGACAGATCTGGCGCCTACGCGGGCGCCGAGAGCATCGAGTTTCGGGGCGCCACCGAGTGGACCTACAAGGGCAAGAAGGTGGTGGTCCCCGAGCTTGCTCGCGCCACGATCTGGAAGGTGGTCGCGGGCCACAAGTCGGCGTTTGTGGGCGAGGCGTACTGGAATGAGTTCGTCCCGACCAGCGACTCGGAAGCGTTCATGTGGAACCGCATGCCCAAGCACATGCTGGGCAAGTGCGCCGAGGCGCAGGCCCTGCGGCGGGCGTTCCCCGCGCAGCTTGGCGCGCTGAGCCTGGCGGCCGACACCGACGCCGAGGTCAACGTGTCCGAGGACCAGGGCGAACCCATGGCCGACCGCCAGAAGCGGCTGGCGAAGCGGCACGCCGAGATCTACGACGAGGCGTACGACCTGCCCGATAAAGCGCTGCCAGCCCAGGCCGCCGAGGAGGGGCCTGTTCCCGACTCCGAGGTGATTGCTGATGACGACGAATGAGGATGTCGTCCTGCGGCTGGACGCCAAGCTCGCCTCCATCGCGCGCACCGGTCGCACGGCCATGCTGTGCTTCTACGTGCGCGGTCATGACGATGACCTGGCGCTGCTCAACAAGATTGGCAAGGGCGACCTGATCCTGGGCGTAGTGGTGCCCGCCCAGGGCGCCGACGACGACTCCGAGTAACGGGGCATGCAACCCGTGCTGTGCCCCGTGCATCTGTATGCCCGCCTGCTCTGCTCGGCCGACTGCGCGGCGGCGCGCAACGAGATGCGGCTGATCAACGCTGGCTATCGCCAGTACTGGTACGACCGGCGCCGAGGTGTGCCGCCCATGGACCACCGGCAGTTCGTCCGCTTGCAAGCGGCGTACGCTCGCAGGCGCCCCATCTGGCTGGTCTGGAGGGTGGCGTGAGTGCGCTCGAAGTGATCTACGGCGCCGTGCTGGACTTCGAGCCGGCGTGCGTTCTGGCGCTGTTCTCGGGCGGCCATGACTCCATCGTCTCGACGCACATCGCCGCCCAGCACCCGGCCTTCCGCGCCGTGGTCCACGTCAACACCGGCATCGGCATCGAGCAGACGCGGGAATACGTGCGCCAGGTGTGCCGCGACCAGGGCTGGCCGCTCTACGAGGAGCACGCCCCGAAGGGCTGGTACGACCGCAACTGCCTCGAAAAGGGCATGCCTGGCGGCCCTGGGCAGCACGGCATCATGTACCAGCGGCTCAAAGACGATCAGGTCCGGCGCGTAGTACGGCGCCACAAGCGGCGCCGAGGCGACACGGTCGGCCTGGTCACCGGCATCCGCCAGGCTGAGAGCCACCGCCGCATGCGGGTGCATGCCGTACCCGTCATCCGCGAGCGCGCCCAACTGTGGATCAATCCGATCCTCGACTGGACCGGCGCTGACGTGGCCGACTACATGCGCCACAACGGGCTGCCGCGCAACCCGGTGGTGGATCACCTCCACCGCTCGGGCGAGTGCCTGTGCGGCGCGCTGGCCGACCCGCAGGAAATGGACTGGATCGGCTTCTGGTATCCCGAGGTCCGCGAGCGCATCCGCAAGCTCGAACGACAGTGCTTCGAGCGGGGGCTACCCCACAACTGGGGACGCGGGCTGCCTGTGTCCGACGACCCCAATCAACCCATGCTGCCACTGTGCAGCGACTGCCCGACCCGCTGGGAAAACCCCACCAGCCCGGATGGCGCGCCGTTTCGAGTTCAAGCCGCAGCCCCGCAAAAAATCACCAGCCCGGACGCGGCCGATGTCTGAGGCCAGCCGTCACCGCTTCCTGTTCCTCAAGAACCGCCTGGAGGAACTGCTCTCACGCCACGGTCCGCCGCCCGAGATCGAGGGCGACACCGGCGTGGAGTGCGACCCGTCCTGGGGGCCGCTGGGCACGCTCGCGCAGCAGCTGCTGACCGAGCACGAGCTAGACCACATCCTCGCCCTGGACCGTGAAATGGGGCTGGAGCACGCACCAGAAACGACCTCTTCCGGTGTGAACGCCCAATCGATCGATCCGGCGCAGCCTGCTCAGAATCGCGTCCTAGAGGCCTCTACGGCCATGCAGCGGCTGGACCAGTATGGCGAGACGCCGCTGTTCGGCTGCCCGTCCTGCGGCGCGGAGAGCGCCAAGGCGTCGGTGCCGCTGGACGCCTGGCACTGCACGGCGTGCAACGTGTGGGGCAAAGCCTCGAACCTGCCGCGCCGGGGTGGCGACTGGACCACGCCGGTGCATGTGGCATGAACCGCTTCGAGCGGATCGGGGTGACGTTTCGGTTTGCCCCGCAAGAAGTGGACCTCGTACTGGACTTCAGTCGCCCTGAGCAGAAGGGCACAAGCTGGGAGGTGGCGGTCAGGCGGCGGGCCGGCCACCTGTTCACGCGGCGGATCCAGCTACTGACCGACCCGAAGGCAGGCAACACCAAGCGGCTGATCGACGAGGTCAACGCCCTGGGCATAGGCGATGCAGCGCTGCTGGCCAAGCTCTTTCTGGAGGTGACCGAGTCAGTGCTGGCCTCGCACCGCACGGGGCACCCGGCCCAGGACATGATCGGTGAGATGCATCGGCCGCCGCCGCCGGCCTGGGCTAGTCAGGGGTTGCTGCTCAAGAACAAACCCAACTGCTGGCTGGGGGCCGCGTCCACCGGCAAGAGCACCCTGGCCAAGGCCATTTGCACGTACTACGCCACGGGCTATCGCTTCTGTGACCGTGAAATGGAACAGGGCGTGGCCATGTACCTCGATTGGGAGGACGACTACGACTCGTTTGCCCGCACCGTCTACGACATCTGCGCCAACCTGGGCGTGCGTGACGAGTGGCCGCCGCTGATCTACGTGGACATGCATGGCAGTCGGCTGCGCGACCGGGTGGAAAGCCTGGCCCGCGACATCCACCGTCGCCACGTCGGGCTACTGGTATTGGACGCCGTGGCTGCGATGGGCGCCGTGCCCGACGAGCACGTCACGTACGAGATGATTGCCCTGGAGATGGCCGACTGCCTGGACTCGCTGCCGCCGGTGACGGTGCTCGCCCTGGACCACGTTACGGGCGAGGAAAGCAAGGCCATCAAGAGCACCAGGCGCAATGGCTTTATGCCGAACGTGCCGACCAAAGGACGTGGCTCGGTCCGCAAGCTGGAGTATTTCCGCAACCAGTGGACGCTGACGGCCGACGCCCAGGCCGAGGAGCAGGGCAGGCACGTTGTCAACTGGGACCATACCAAGCTGAACCTGGGCAAGCTGGAGCGCCCCGGTTTCGCGACCGAGATCCTGCACTACCCCGAGGAGATCTCGATCATCGTCCGCGCCCGCGAGGTGTACACCTTCGAGCAACCGCCCGACGACGACACCAAGGGCGGCAACCTGTTGCGCGCCCTGGGCGCCTACTGGCGCACGCCGCGCGAGCTTGCCGAGGAGGTGGACGCCAGGCCGCCAACAGAGGCGCGCATCGAGAGCGTCCGCACCACGCTGAATCGCTTCGCGGGCAAGGGGCTGGTGGACAAGTCAAGCTCCAGTCCGGTGCGCTACAGGAAGCGTTGTCTGGAGGTCGATGGCAACGTGGTGAGCTTCCCGGAATCCCAGACACCAGACCCAGACATTACTTAACAACCGGTGTCTGGTGTCTGGTGTCTGGGCTGCCTCGGGAGGGCAGGCCCAGACACTGCCAGGCATGTATGGTGTCTGGGGTTGTCTGGGAGGTGGTGATGTTCATTCTGGTAACCGAGCGGTTTACGGATTTCGAAGGGGTGCGGGCTGCGCGCCAGGTTCTCGTCAACAGCGACCACATCCGCCTGGCCGGGCCGGTTGATGACGGCAAGCTGACGTACGTTGAGGTGCACGGCCATGTTGGCGACCTGATTCTGGACATGCCCTTCGACGTGTTCATGAAGAGCCTCGCTTAACCCAAAAAGCCCCCGTCCGGGGCAATCGGACGAGGGCCTTTTGACCTACTGAGGGCGGCGCGGCGGCTTACGGAAGCCGGCCTTGCGGCGGTCGGCCAGGCGGGTGCTGCTGGTGCTATTGGGTGGCAGCTGAGCTTTGGCCGCGCGTGCCTTGCGGATGTTGTCCAGCAGCTTGGCGTAGTGCTCGGGGTGCTGCTCGGCCATCTTCAGGCGTACCCGGTGGGCGCGCTCCTCCTTGGCGAGGCGCAAGCGGCGCAGCATGGGAGCACGCTGCTGCGCGATGGCCTCCAGGGCAAGCTCGATGCTGGGCGGCATGCGGGTTGCCCCCTTTTCCCAGTTGAGCACGGTATTGGCGTGCACGCCGAGTAGCACTGCCACGTTGGCCTGCGACAGGAACTGCTGCTCGCGCCACTTCTTGAGTTCGCGGGGTTTCATGAGTACCTCCCCGGCCGGGCGTTGATCAGCCAGGCGCCCAGGATGCTCACGCCGATGGCGGCGAGCGTAGCCGGCAGCCAGAGCGAGAGGGGTTGTTGAAACAGGGAATAGACGCAGCCGATGGTCAGGCCCAGGCCGACCACCAGCACGATCCAGCCGGCTAGCTGGCGCAGGAAGACCATCATGGCTGCGTCTGGGGGGCGATGCCGGCTGCGCCCAGCACGGCTGCCCAGAGTTCGTCGAGTTCGTCCGAGTGGTCCACCCAGGCGCCGCCGTGATCGTCTGAGTCGGCCACCCAGGCCCAGCGGCGCAGGGCCTGGTCATATGCGCTGACGGCGTTGACCAGGGCGATATAGAGGTCTTTCCAAGTGGGGGTGTCCATCAGTTGTCCCCGTTGCCCAGGTCGCGCCCGCAGCTTTCGCAGCGGTAGGCGTCGTCCGAGTAGGGCGGGTGCTCGTTGTCCATGTCCACGTCGCCCAGGGGAGCGTTGAACATGATTGCGGCGCGGCGCATGTTGGGATAGCAGCGCTGGCAGAAGTCGAACGACTCATTCCAGCCGGTGGTGTGAACGATGCTCAGGCGTGGCATTGACTACTCCAATGTCTCGTGACTAGGCGGCCGAGGCCTGGGCGATGAGCCTGCCCAGGCCGACGAACGCGGGGCTGATAACGGACTGACCGAGTACCTCGTGAGCCTTTTTCTCACTCAGGCCGGTGACCAGGCGGGCTGGGATGCCCTTGATAGCGGCGTGCTCGGCCGCCGTGAACAGGCGCGCCTGCCCAGGGCGGCTGGGGTGGGCGTAGCGCACGTCGCAAGTGCCGCCCTTCTGGTAACCACGGCGCAGGGTTGGCACCGAAGTGGCTGCCCCTGTGAGCACGCGGCGACCTCGCGAGAAACCGTTGCCATTGGCTTTGTCGCGGGCGGCCTTGGCCTCCATTGCTTCGAGGCCGCGCCACCCATCGGCGGCCGGGTCGATGACCTCGCCCAGGGTGGCGTGCTCGCGGCTGGCGACCAGGCTGGCGAGGTCGATGTCCAGGCCGCGTGTGACGGCCAGCAGGATCCACCGCGAGCGAGCTTCGAGCGACCAGGCCGCGCCATCGATGATGGCCTCGTGGACCTCGTACCCGAAGCGGCGCAGGCGAGCGCGGATGATGTCCGCAGTCGCGGAGTCGGCGTACTCGGGCACGTTCTCGAGCAGGACGACGGCCGGCTGGGTGGCGCGGATGATCTCCAGAAATGCCACGCAGAGGTCAGCCAGGTTGTCCTCGGCCTCTGGGCGGCTGAGGCCTTTTTTGGCCCTACCAGCCCGTGAAGCGGCGGTGCACGGCAGGCCGGCTTCGAGCACGTCCACCGTGCCGAGGGCGCTCGGGTCCACGTCGCCCAGGTCGGCCTCGATGCTCACGCCCCCGGCGGCCAGAGCGCCATGCCCGAGCGACTGCTCGATGTAGCTGGCGTCCTGCTCGATGGCCCAGGCCAGCGATGCGTTGCCCAGGCCGCGCAGCAGCGCTTCCGAGGCGACTCCCCCGCCGTGGCAGATACTGCCCAGGCGCAGGGCCTGGCCGCCGGCCAGGCGTGCATTCAGGCGCCCCAGACGGTCGCGGGATGCGGCATCGATGGGATGCACCGACACGTACACCGCGCCAGGGCAAAAGGCCACCTCGACGCGCTCCACGTCGCCCAGGGCGCGCGTGATGAGGTCCACCACTGGCCGCCCGGCCTTGTGGCTGACCTTGTGGTCGCCGGCTGGCGTGAGCTTCAACGTGAGCGTGTCGCTTGTGACCGAGGCCTGGTAGCGCACGCCGGCTGAAAAGCCAACGTCAGCTAGTCGTTTGCCTTCCAGCCACAGGCGGCGGCCGCCCTTGTGGGTACCCAGGCGCAGGTGTGCCGAGTGTGCGAGAATCCGATGGTCCACGGGAATTGCCCTCCTGTGGTCTGGCGGCCCGGTGGTTGTGACACCGAGGCCGCCGCGCTTTTGCCCATGCGATGGCGCAGCGCTTGTGTTGTTCTGGCCTGGGCTTGTGACCAGGCCTGCCGCATTGCCGGGGCTAGTGCCCCGTCACTCTGCGCGATCAGTCCGTATACGGCGCCTTGCCGCACACCTGGCAGCGGTTGGCCCACAGGGGCGTGCCAGGGCAGAAGCAATAGCGCTCGGTGATGGGTCGCTCCGGGCGCTTCGGGAAGCGCTGCTCGCGCTCGCGGCGCTGGCGCCAGTACTCACTGGCTGAACGCGGCGCGCTCATGAGTTGGCCAGTACCCAGACGAGGGTCCAGCGACCGGGCGTGTCCAGGCCACCGGTGGCCTCGGTATAGCCGGCGACGTACAGGTCTGGGCGGCCGAGGGTACCGACGTGGGCGGCCAGCGCCTGGCGATGCTGCGCGACCATGCCCAGCATGTGATCGATCTCCGAGGCGGCCAGGATGCTGGCGCGTCCGTTGCCATCGCGGACCTTGATCGAGCCATTGTGTAGCTGCCGCGTGGTGATAGCTGCGTAGGTCATTAGGGGAATTGCCCTCCCAATGCGGGATGGTTTGGCCTGGGCTTGTGACCAGGCCTGCCGCATTACCCGGCCTTGGGGCGGCCGGTTCACTCTGCGTGTGTGTGTTGCTGGGCGGCCTGTTCGGCCGCCTGGCGGGTGGTAAACGAGCGGATCCAATTGCACGTAAGGCAATAGGCGGTATGCGCCGGCTTGCGGCGGGTTGTGACCACGGCGGTTTTAGCTGGGCGCCTCATCGCGGATTGACTACCCAGGAGCCGTGTGGGCTTGCCACGATGAGGAGGTCGGCCGAGCGGACCGGCGTCCCGTCCGCGAGCACAAACGCATCGTGTTCAAAGGGGTTGAAGTACACCCGTACGGCGCCCTCCGGGATGGCCACCGGGCCAGGGTGCGCCGTAGCGTTGCCGCGCGCAAAGGCGATGACCTCGCGTTGCCCCTGGCGCCGGATGCGCGCAATGCCGGCCGGCTGGACTCGGAACATCACGTCAGTGACGGTGACATCGTTTGACCAGGCGACTAGCTTGCCGCGTGAGCGAATGCTGACGGTATGCCGTAGCAGGTTGCGATACACGTCCACGCCTGTGAACGTGCCGGAGGTGACCTTGTCGGCCATGGGAATTGCCCTCCCGATGCCCGGAATGCGACCGGGGCTAGATATGGCGTGGGGTTGTGACCACGCCTCCCGCATTGCCCAGGCCCGGAGGCCTGGTCACTCTGCGCGGTCAGCCGGGCTGATGCCCGGTGACGCATAGACGACGACTAGTGAACGCGATACGAAATGGCCACCTCTGGCGCGTCCCAGCAGGCGCGGCAGTCGCCACACTCGTTGTTCTGTTTGCTAGCTGGGCAATTGAAGCCCTCGTCAGCGGCCGTGCTACCGGCTGCCAGGCCGGGGATGCGCGGGGCCGGCGCATTCACAAACAGGGCTGACGGGCGCACGGTGACGTTGGGTTCGGCCGCGAGTGCCATGAGTGCCAATTCCCAAGCGATTTTGGTTGCGGGGCTGATGTTTTTCATGGTCAGCGGCCGCCATGAGCGCGTGGGGAACCAAAAGCGCACGCCCGGCAGCGCCTGGCAGATACGCACCCATGCCCAGGTGTAGGCCGGTGAAAAGAGGTCACCTGAATCATGCACCCGGAAATACGCATTCTTGGTACGGCGAATGGTGTCCACCATGGTGCGTACGAAGGCATCCGTACCCGCGTCGGACTTGAGACACTCGCGGACCCAGGCGAAGCGCGCCCGTTGCGCCTTTTTGACGTTGGGGTAGCAGGTGTACGAACCCTTGTCCGCGTAGCAGGCGTGGCAGATGGTGCCCTCGCCATTGAGAGCGTAGGGGCAAGCTTCGCGCGCCGGCAGTGACCAGCTAGCGCTGGGCATTTTGGACGTGTCGGTGAGCAGCAGCGTGGTTGTGCCAGGTACGTAGGAACGGGGAATGTAGTGCTTCAAGGAATTGCCCTCCCGAAGTTGAGATGTGCCCACGCGGAGATGGGCTGGTGGTTTTTTCGGCCTGGGGTTGTGACCAGGCCTCCCGCATTGCCCGGTCAGCCGGGCTTGCGCCCGGTGACTGGTCACTCTGCGAAACGCTGCCAGGGGTTGCCCTGGTCAGCCGTCTGACGTTGACACGTTGGCCGGCGGGACACCTGTCGAGTGCCGGACTCGGGGCTGCCCCTAGAGCGGGGCATGCACTGCGGACATAGGCACGGCAGCTAATGCTGTGAGCATCGGCCGACAACGTCTGACGTTGTCTTGTGAGTTGTGGTTCGTTCGGCAGTCCCGCGTGGTCCGTAGCCAGGCGCATCGTCCGTTGAGCATTTCGTCTCACCCGGAGCACTCTGGTCGGAACGGTCCTACCGTCCGTCTTCACCGCTTGAACTAGCCAGGTGTCTTGCATGGGGACTAGCCTTGCGGCTCGTCTACTGCGCCCCGTAGACCCTTGACCTCTTGGTCGGCTGTGGTGTCTTGCTTTCGCTGACATCAGCAGTATGCCACAAGAATTGGGGTATATAGCTAACTCGGGGACAACGAACTGTAAACGTTCTGTTAGCGTCCCCGAGGCTACTCGAAGGGCAGTTATGGTCAAGTTACCGTGTTGGATGGCGACCAGGGCGCTGTGTCAGACCAGGCAACATCAGTGTTTCAGCGCTGACCGGGACGCCGGCTGGTCGCGTATGGCGACCGGGGGTTGAGCGGGACACGCCCTGGTCAGGCCTGGCCGGGGTGCATGTTCTGACCAGGCCGGGTCAGCTAAGTATCAATGGGGAGTATCAGACCTCGTCAGCCCAGATTGACCCATGTTGACCGTGAGATGCAACCGTGAGTCCCCTTGCGGGAACAAGGAGCGCGCACATCATGCGCCCAGGCGCGGAGAGGACGCATGAGCGCGCGTGCAGTACGCCATACCCCGGAGGGGTATGGGTACCACCATCGGGGGTCGCGCCCGCGTCCCGCCCATCAGTAATGTCCGAGTCTGAAAAAATTCTGTATTGGGGGCTGGTGCGACTGCGCCGCCGGAGTACGCGCTAGCGCGTCGTGAGGGGGAAATGGATGCGCTAAAGGGGGAGTCAATACCCCCCTGAGATGCGTTGTCTAGATCCGGTAAGCGGTTACCATGGCCGGCCGGTACGCCATTGTGACATTTTCGTCTGGTGCTACACTCGCGTCCAGCCAGGTGGGTAGCTGACGGGTGGCTCAGGCCCTACGTCCGCAGCGGAGTGCAGCGCGGCGCGGGGACAAACTGGCTGGCGGGACGGTGCAGGTGGCATCGGAGTTGGCGGTTGTTCGGCCGGAGCAGTCGGCGTACATGCCGTATGGTGCCGCGCAGACGCTGATGGAGTATCGGGGTCGGGAGGTCTTGCTGGCGGGGCCGGCGGGCACTGGCAAGTCCAGGGCGGCGCTGGAGAAGCTCAGTTTTGTGGCGTATCACATTCCCGTCAGGGCTGCCATAGTCAGGAAGGTCAGGAAGTCGCTGACCCAGGCGGCGCTGGTCACGTACGAGAAGAAGGTGCTGCCGGAGCCGAGCGGAGTCAGGTTCTGGACCGAAGATCAGGAGTATCGGTATCCGAATGGGGCGGTCATCGCCCTGGCCGGACTGGACGATCCTGAGAAAGTCAAGTCAACGGAGTTTGATTTGATTTATGTGCAGGAAGCGACAGAACTCGATCAGCTGGACTGGGAGCTTCTTGTGTCCCGCTTGCGGAATGGGGTTCTCAGCTATCAACAGATTATTGCTGACTGCAACCCCGCCGACCCCTACCACTGGCTCAAGCAACGCTGTGATCGTGGTGAGTGCTTACTGCTCGATACACGCCACGAGGACAACCCTCTCCTTTACGATCACGCCACTTCCGAGTGGACCGACTTCGGACTCCAGTACCTGAAGACGCTCGATACGCTGACTGGATTTCTGTACCAGCGCTTGCGGTTGGGGCAGTGGGTGGCGGCGGACGGCATGTTCTTTACGGAGTGGAATCCCGAGGTGCATGTGGTGGAGCCGTTTGATATTCCGGATCATTGGCCCAGGTGGACCTCGACGGATTACGGCTTTGC